GTTTGTAATTGAGTTAATTCTCTAGCCTGAACAGCAAAGCCTGGACGGAACAAAATTCTATGATAATTTTTTGTTTCGTCAAAGTCATCGTGATAAGGTGCGACATTGTATTGTTTTATATTACTAATAGCCATTTATATTTCTCTCGTTTCCAAATTCTAAATTAGAATTCAATAATGCATTTAATATCTTCAATCTGTGAAGCACTTCTATTAATTGGTGCTCTATTCTCCAAGAAGACTAACTGTCCACTACCTTTCACTACTTCTGCAGCATTTACTGCTGTACTAGCATGAGTAGTAGCACTGCCGCCAGTAGGATTCGAACCTGTAATTGCTTCATTGTTTGCAAATACACCATAACCTGTTTTTGAATTTTGGTAATAATACAATTTTAAATTTGATGCGTCAATTTCAACTAGGTATGCTTTGGCACCTGAAGTACCACCAGTAATAACTTGGTCAACTACAAAGTTTGTTACATTCTGGCCTGCAGCCAATTGAATATATTTAGTAGCTTTTAAAGTAGGTGAAGTAGCAACAGTTGTACCAGTTGAATAAGGATTCTTTACAATCACTACTTGCCTGAAATCATTACCGATTGTAATATCACCGCCGTCTGCTCCATCAAGTTGTGTATTTAAACCAACAAAGAAAGCACCCAGTTCACCAACAGGGTCTGTACCGTGTCCTGATTGAGGAGCGATTACTCCTCTGGCACTAGCATCACCAGCACTAAAAGTAATATCCGAAACAGTGTAATCTGTACCCTTCGCATTAACAGTAATACTTGCAATTGTTTGTGTAGAACCTGTACCACTCATTACTGCAGTAGCCGTAGCACCTGTGCCGTCACCTGTAATAGTTACAGTAGGGGTTGAGGAATAGATACCACCATTAATAACTTCAATTCTTTCAATACCGGCAGCAGTAGTAGAATTATATGAAGCAACTTGCGAAGCAGTTTGTGGGTATCTAACATCTGTATCTAAAAGAGCACTAGGAATACTTGCAGTTCCATTAGCTGCTACGGTAAAGGGTAACGAACTAACTGGCATATAGGAGTTTGTTAAGAATTTTTCTGAATCTGCAGTGGCCACTGTATACATATATTTCCATGTGTAACCATCACCAAGTGATTCAGGATTAGTAGTTGTATGCACTGGTTGAGCACTAGTTGCACCACCACCTGCACTAATACATTTATAAACTTTAAATTCGGAAGTGATACAATAAAACTTCTTATCGAAAATATCTGAATCATCTGAATCCCATGCAACGAAACTCTCTCCGTCTGCATAGTTATATCTTGGTACCACATGAGATACATCAGATGCATTAATTAATTTCATAGCAATCATTTGCTGATATGCTTCATTAATGTCATCTCTATGATCACCAGGTACGGTAGGAGTTGTATCAGTTAAATCACTTGTGGTATTGGACCAGGCATCAGATTTACCAATACCTAGATAAACACTAGTGTTTGCATCTGCTACATCTTCTTTAAAATTCTCTGCGTTGAGAACTCTGAAAGGGGTTGTAATAATTGCTGCCATTTTAATTTATCCTATAAGTTACTTTTTCTTTTAGTTTAAGTCTATAAAAGAATTTGTGTTATATCTATTTATACTATTTATATTGTTTGATTGTATGGTTTGACTTCCGAATTGTTCAATAGTCTGATTTAAATTAAACTTTTTATGACTATATTTAGGAACATTACCTTTATTATTAAAGTAGTTATTACTTTGTATAGTCCTTGTTCCGTCTAAAAGATGATTGAGCATAATCTTTAAATACATGCCAGTCTCTTTTGCTCTGGACTCCACTACCATTGAAGAGCCTAATTTAACAATCGGATCTAAAACATAACCATTACCTTCATTGGTAATATTTATACTGGCTATTTCTGTTGGGGTCAGAAGAGGTACACATGTTGCACCACCACCGCCTCCACCGATTATCTGTACATCAGGAACACCAAGATAACCAGAACCAGGATCTGTAATAAAGAGACCATCTACTTGGCCCACATCATTAATAATTGCTCTTGCAGTTGCTCTTGTACCACCACTACCTGTAGGTAATGCAATAGTAACTGACGGTTCACTCGTGTAGTTAGTACCCGTGCCAGTTAAACGTAGTAGTTCAACCGAAGTAGGTTCCATAACAAACTCTGCAGTTGCCTGTATATTACTTGTAAGTAAAATACCATCTTGATCAACAGCAGTAGGACCGTCTATTATAATAATAGGAGCCGAACGATATAATTTATTAGCGTCTGTGGAATAAGTAATGGCACCAACTTTACCAGCACCACTAGCAGGAGCAGGCACAGTAGCCGCTATTTCTGTATAATTACTACCACCCTGATTTACAGTAATAGAATCAATACCACCTTCAACATTTAATACTGCAGTAGCCGAAGCACCGGTACCTGTACCAGAGAATGTAATTGTTGGGGGTGAAGTATAATTATGACCTTGGTTAACTATCTCTACCGAAGTCATGACCCCACTACTATTAATAACAGGCGAAAGAATTGCTGTCTTATTAATGAGAGCCTTTGGAGAAGGTCCAAACATAGCTGCGAACATCTCTACGAGTAATGGTAAGTCTTCCGCACCAATAACACCAGGTTGTATACCAGGCATAGAGGAGAGAGTAAACCTATTAGTTCTGCCATACGCATTCACTAATTGATCTACTATTAAGCCAGTCACCGGATTCTTAGTAGGTACATTAATACCCTTTTCTACCTTACCATCACCGAGAGCATCTCTTACCATATTAATAAGGATCAGAATCTCTCCAAAGAAGATAAATCCAGCAGGGTGTACTAATCTGTTAAACGTATATTCCCAGTCAGTTAAATTTTTACCTGTTTTAATGAGGTAAGAATATTTTTGGTATCTGTAACTATCATGTATCTTTATTTTCTTTTCAGAAAGAAATCCCTTAGTAGAAATAAACTGATTAGTATCACTGAACCAATCTCCTGATGAAGGTATTAAAGTATTATCATAAGGTCTCTCAATTTCAACTTCTTCGTTAAAGAGTAACCTAAAGAATGTCTCAATAGAATCAGACGAACCTCTTACCTTATAGAAGTCTACGATTCTTTTATAAAGCGTATTTTTATTTACCAGTAGTCCTCTTGGAATGGCAGAGGCAATTTCTTTCTGCATCATTTCTAGGTACTGATTACTCGCGTCTAGCTCACTATCAGAGTTCTTGTCAATGTCCATAAAGTCCTCTATGGCATTTAAGACATAAGAGGGACCAGGGCCTACCCAATTTTTAATCGGTGTGGTTAAAGTGGCAACATCACCATTGTATGCAGATAAACCATTGATGGTCATTGTCTTGCCTATTTCTGATGTACTATTTCTTAATGAGCCAGGTAACTCGTTACCATTTGATATAGCCACATTAGTACTATTCAAAGCCACTGTAGCAGTATTACCGTCTTGTCCCTTAATCACTAATGTAGAGCTACTACCCTGTTCATCTGTATAAAACTGATTGTTTTCATTGTCAGGATCAGAGATACGAAAACGTGCAACGCCATCCAAAACTAGGTCTGTATGAGACTCTGTTTGCTCATATATAAACTCATTGAGGTTCATAAACTCGTAGTATTTTTCTAAGAGTAACTGAATACCGGTATCACCACTTGCTTCTAAAATCTCACTCGGTATTACCTGTTGTACTCTCAGGTTCTCTTTAGTCCTTTTCTTACTAGAGGCTAAAGTCTCGATGTATCCTGGTGAGTTACTTTCTGACATATTATCTTAACCTTGAATTAGTTGTATAGTCAATTGAACCAGATGCACCTGCAGTAGAGATAGTATCAATCTCTGCAGATATAGACACATAAGTCTGATCAATATTTAATAACTGGTCTCTCTTAGGCGCAATATCTAAACTATTAGGTATTACTGTTACCTTAATGTTTGTATCAGTGTCTACCGCAAAATTATTAATAACAACTTTACCTGTAGCCGCTGTAATACTACCCGCATTACTAATCACTGTAATATTAACACCATCAACTATCTTGTATACAATGACTGTTCTATTAGCAGTCCCAGACCCTGCAACCACCTTATCACCTAAGTAGTGGTCAACACCCCCAATTTTAAATGAGGTAGAATTTAAAACAAAGTCTTTCTCTGAACCTGATTCAAAGATACCAGAGGCAAAGGTTATGTCAAAGTTATTCAGAGTAGCAGTAGTCTTAGCCGCTATAGTCTGGAACATATAAGGTCTGATAGTAGAGTTTAGAATAGACCTATCAGAACTATCTATGGCTTTTAATATTTGTGAGTACCTAAACACGCCATCAAATTTATTGAGGTTATTAAAGTTGTAGTCACTAATAGTATCTCTTACTACACCTTGTAGTTCAACATTAGTTCTATCAGTTAGGTTAGGGTTGTACTTAAAGAAGACATCAAGCTCTAAATTAGTAAAGTTAGGGTCTACAATTTCGGGCGTAATAGACACGATATTTTTGCCCTTTAATACGGTATCCTTAATTGTTAACTTTTCGGCAGGAGTCAAGGTGGCACCTGTTAAAGGTTTAATGGCTACATATACCTTACCGAAATCAATAGGGTCATTATCTTCACCACCCCATGTACTAATAGAGGAGACATTAGAGAATGATTTAAGTATGATAGCTCTATAATCATCTGATGTAACAGCTCTATTTTGTGCAGTAAAGGTCAAGGGTGCATTGAACCTAATAGATTCCATAGACTCTCTATCTGAACCACCGGCACTTGGAGTCACCGTGGTTATTGTATAGGATGCGTTAACTAGTCCGCCAAGCGTAGATGATAAGTTAAACGTAGATGCCCCATTACTTTCATCACCATGCGTGTAGATGTAATCTAAGGTAACGATATTATTATTAACCGGTTTCTTACCAATAACACCATCACCAAAATATACTTCATATCGGCCGTTAGTGTTTTCTTGTATATAATGTATCTGTGAGGCAGAGTCTACATTTAAGAGTGATTCAAACCTACTATAAATGTCATAGGTCAATGCCTCTTCGTTTTCTTGTACACGAACTCTTAATGTAGATGTATCAACATCACTATCTGCAATCTGGAATTTCTGTGACTCAATGTCATTATCAACTCTGTATAAGAGAGATTTATAGGTACCTTCGGCAATCTCTACGGCATCAAATGTAAACTGTTGAGTCGCACTACCTGTAACCGTTTGAGAGTTTACTACAACATACTGATAGGTTTCTCCCTGTACTGTAGTAGTGAGTTTAGTACCTCTTGGTAGAGTTAATGTAGTAGGGTAAGAAGGCCCTGCACTATTGTCTACCACTAATTTAATAGTAGCCTTAGGTGCAAGTACCGATCTTGGTACATAACCTAGTAACTTAGCCCTTGTAACCACATTACCACGTATCTGTGCAGAATCAAGAAAGGCCTCATTTAATGAGTAGTGAGCAGCAACGGCATTATAATGTGTATTATATGCAAGTACATCAAGGAGGGTTGACAAACCACTACCTTCAAAGTTATAATCATTAAACTCTGTTTGTTGCTTGAGATAATTTTTTAGGTTATCTTTAATCTGATCGAAATCAAGTTCTGTTACATTTAAATTAGTTGCCATAATTCTACCTTAATCTACGTAGTACAATCTCGACCGTAGATTCTTGGTCAGACTGTTTAATTAAAAATTTTACTGTTATTCTATAAGCGTTTCTATCGGCCAAGTCATCAACAGCCACATATATAGGTTGTACTCTAGGTTCATCCTTAATAACTCTTCTGATGTTATCCTCTAATGCAAGTTCTGTTATGGCATCAGCAGGTTCAAATAATAA